GGAAGTACGGGAACAAGAAATTAAAAGATTGGAAACGTGCAGCCGTAGCCGCTTGGGATATGAGTAAATTTGTAACACAAAAAACGTTAAACAATGGAACATTTGGAAAAGGCACAAGTTCAGAAGGGCTTCAATCACTCCTTGAGCAATTTGACTAAGGTTGCTAATGTAGATTTCAGAAAGATAATTGCTGCCAAAGAATCCCCACTAATTGCTCTGATTAGTGGGAAAGAATTTGCGGTTGAATACTACGCTCAACTTGTCTTTCACGGTATACCGCAGCCAGATAGAATTGAACCTATCCAACAACTTCACTCATTCGTTTCTGATAACTTTAGTTGGTGTACTACGGTAGATTTTAAGTTGGCCTTTGAGTTTAATGCAGCGAGTAAGTTAGCGAACAAGCAGACATCATTCAAGTCATTTGATGCTACGTATGTTGGCAGTGTACTTAGCGAATACTACCAGCTGCGAATGGACGCAATGAAAAAGTGGAATGAGGTAAACGTGAACTATATTGAACCTGCACGACAATTAGAATCAGCTAATGAGACACTCAGTTGGTTTAGCGAATCATTACAGAAAGACATTGAGAACGCAAAGAAGGAAATCTTTATGGCAGCTGAATTGATGGGCTTTGTAATGCTTGAGAATCTCTACAAGACTGGTCTTGTCACAGATGACTATTGGACCGATGAGGAGTGGTTGAGTTTCAAGCAGAGAGCGAAACGACTTGTTCACGATCAACAAGAGATAGGCAAGACCAAGCTTGAAAGGATTTTAAACAATCCCCGAATGAAAGAGCAGTATCAAAATAGTATTGCGAGAGAAATGAAAGTGATTATGTATCTCAACTATCTGAAAAAGCAAATCAATTAATAAGTTAATTTTGCACTATGTACATACCTAACTATACTACTAGACAAGAGGAAGCACTAACACTTCTTTCACCTGCTAACTTGGTGACTGAAACTGTGCTTTATGGCGGTAGTGCAGGTGGTGGTAAAACATTTCTTGGGTGTAGTTGGCAGATCAATAGACGATTAAAATATGCAAACACTAGAGGTTTAATCGGTCGTGCAGAATTAAAGCGACTTCGACAATCAACAATGGCTACCTTTTGGACGATTGCTAATCAGATGGGACTTCGCCCTGGCACTCACTACACCTACAACGGACAAGACCACGTCATCAAGTTCTACAATGGTTCGCAAATAATACTGATGGACTTAGGCTTTATGCCTTCAGACCCTGAGTTCAGTAGACTTGGCTCGATTGAAATCACAGACTATTTTGTAGACGAGGTAGCGGAAGTATCTCAACGGGCAATCGATATACTAGATTCTCGTGTCCGTTACAATCTTATCAATGGTGTTCCGAAAGGATTGCTTTCCTGCAACCCAACAAAAGGATGGTTATACGCAGACTATTTTGATGCTGCACGAAATGGTACGCTCCGAGAAGACAGGGCATTCATCAAGGCATTGCCAACAGACAATCCGAATCTTGAACCTGCCTATTTAGAAAAGCTTTCACGCCTTCCAGAGATAGACCGTAAACGCCTTTTAGATGGTGATTGGGACTATGACGAGAGCAATGACCGTCTGTATTATTACGATGATTTACTACGTTGTTTTAGGAATGAATTGATAGGTACTACCGCTTACATTACTGCCGACATCGCAGCACTCGGTAACGATAAAACAATCATTGGTCTGTGGTCGGGAATGTCGCTCGTCGATGTGTTTATGATGGAGCATAAGTATCCAAACGAGGTCGCAGAATTTATCCGTAATTTAGCAAAGGAAAGAAATGTGAAGCTTTCAAATATTGTGGTTGATGCTGACGGATTAGGAATTGGTGTGGTTGGGATATTAAAGTGCCAATCATTCAACAACGGTGGTCGCGCGATAGATAGCGAGACCTATATGAACTTAAAGGCTGAGTGCTACTTTAAAATAGGCGAGTACATCAACGCAAACAAGTTGACGATTGCTGCTGATAAATACAAGACAGAAATAATTAAGCATTTGGAAGTCGTAAGGATTGCACATATTGATCGTGAGCGAAAGAAGGCGGTGACCAGTAAGGAAGAAATCAAAAAGAAACACGGCTTCTCTCCCGATTTTGCTGATATGATGATGATGCGTATGTATTTTGAACTATACCCGAACTATGGCAGGTACGCTATACGATAGTAATTAATTAAACAAAAAAAACAAAATGATTTTAAACAAAAGTATTACTGGCATTCCCACCCAAATGTGGGATGAGTTAAAGTATTTCGTTCTTGATGGGCGAAATGTCAACGAACTGAGATTAAACCGTCAGTTGGTTAAGGAGACCTTGAAAGTTCCGAATCCAAAATGGGCAGGTCGATACCTGACACAAACCAAGTACGTTTGGAAAGATGGCTTCTTGCCTACCTCTACCTTCGTTGGTTCGCCATCTTACCTGCTTAATCTTGTATCGATGTACATCAATGACTTTGGTTATGTTGTAACGGGCAAGAATGAGAATGGACACTGGCAGTTATACCGTTCAGAACTATCTTGGCAGTTGCCCGATGGGACAACTCACACGGAAAGTGAGAAGTTAATCACGATCGTGATAGACGGTACTGATGTGATGTTTGACGATTTCGAGAATAAGAATCAATGGTCTTTTGATTGGATTGTGAATGGTAAGAAAACAGTTTTGACCTATGATGTTTCAGAGATTGCTGACATTATGAAAGTGAATGAGGACACCGTTCTCGCTTTCCAGAATGACTACTTCACGGGCGAATTTAAAACACCCGATACGCACATCACTAACATCTTTCCTGCGTTAGAATGGGACGGTAATGTATTGAGAGGTTCATTCTTTGTGAATGAGACAGAGTGGAGTGCATTCAACTACTCACAACTACGCACCTGCTACGGTACGGCACAAGGAGATTTTAGAACTACTTGGACTTTGTATAACGGATGCAACCGTCCTGATGATGCTATCGATGCTGATTCAACGGGTAACTTTGGCGAGTGTTGGAAGTCTGCGTATCTGACAAAAGAAAACGCAGATTCATTTGTGCTTGATGTCGATTCTCTTGCTGATGTTGACTATTCGAAACCTGCACATATCAAGTTTACAGTTCACTTTTTGCCGCTTACTGGTAAGGAGTTTAGACTTGAAGCTTATGCAAATCTGAATACAAAGAAAATTAGTTTAACACCTTTCGCTTAAATATTAGGTGGGCGTAATTAAGTTTGCGCCCACTTTTTTTAACTTAACACAATGAAACAAATAACAGTAACCGAAATTAAGCGCACCGAAATGATAAATATTGATTTGAGTAACAATATTAGATACTCTGCAATAATTAACGGCAACAGTCGCGTTCTTTATGAAACTGATGGATGGGTAAGAAAACATTTGTCATTAGAAGAATGGACACAATTAGCAGAAGAAATAGCACACGAAAATCTTAAAACACTTGAACAATGAAAAAAACAGATGTAATACACCGATTTATGGCAGCAATGCCAAGCGGCAAAATGTTTGAATTTCAAGCAAACCGAGTAGAGTTTGAAGAAGGATTTACAAGATTCTATATTGAAGAAGCAGACGGCACGATGCGACTAATGGCGCACGTTCCAAGTGATTATTATATTCAAAGACTTTCATCACTATGAGAAACATCAACCAAACACACGTAGTCATATTCATCTCAGTCATCCTGCTGACTGTCTTTTTCATTTTACTATCAAATCGAAAGCGTGACAACCAGTCACCACTTGAAATCGAAATAGAGAAACTCCAAAAGAAAATAGACAAGCAGGATAGAATGATTCACGATGCGCTGATTGACATTAAAATGATGCGCGATACAGTCTATTTCTACGAATCCAAAAAGCCTATAATCACTAACAATTATTTCAAAAATGAGAAAGTTATACTCACTGCTAACGATAGTATTAATGCTATCATTCGTGCCAACAATCAACGCGAGTTCGAGCGCAGATACTTTAGCGGTAGATACGCTCCAATTAAATAAAGACCAAGCATTCAACCTTTGTTACTATTCACTAGAGTATTGGTGGGAGTACGCGAAGCTTCAAGATTCAATTATGATTCAGAAGGATTCGATGTTGAAAAAGTATGTTGATATTACGGGTATCCAAGCCCAGAAGCAGGATGATATCGAAAGCATTTACAATCTAAAGAAACAGATTGAGATTGACGAGCAGAACAAGAAGATGAGTGATGAAATTGATAGAAAAAAGAAATGGCGAAAGCGGACATTTATCGTGTCTGCAATCGCCATTCTGGAAGGTGTGATTATTTACCTTATCGTATCAATTTAACCCCATCAACTGCTCATTCTCACTTATCAATTCGAAGTCGTAAAAGTAGGCTTCGCTGCCTTCCATTGATACAATGTAGATAATCATTCCCTTGCGAATGATAAAGCCAGTTACAAAGCGTAACCGACTGTCAACACCTGACCGACAGTAGACAATATCGCCAATGCGATAGCGCACCTTCAAGTTCAAATCTATCATCATAGTATTTTGCCTTCGTGTATTCTGAAATTCTGCACGTTGAAACCTTCACTACCACGCTTAGTCACAACCGCAAACCCGTGATTGTACTTTGCAAATGGTGCGTACTCTGGTGTTAACTCACTCAAGCACCCAACACTCCAGCACGTAGTCAACTTTCCGTTAATATCCTTCTCAGTATGCTCACTTGTTTGGTGTGAGTGTCCACAAATGGCAGACGATTTCGCCCTCATATAAAGACCTCGTGCAACGTTAACGGGCGAGAATGTTGACTTGCCAAATTCGTGTCCGTGTACCACCGCTAATGAGTTTATTCGTGCCAACTGTTTGCCGTGAATGATATCGATTCCAAACTTGTCAAAGCCTAGTAGATTGCTCAACTCGAAATCTTCAATACCATCTAGCGCACTTGCGTTCTTTCTGATGTATCTCTCGTACCTTTCCTCGTGGTTACCCATCTTAGCGTATATTCTTGCCTTTGGAAATTTGAAACGCAGGAAAGAAAAGAATTGTTTTGTGAGTTGAATCTCTGATCTAAATGAACGCTTTGTTCTGTCCTTCTCAAAACTACTTATCTCGTAACAATCGATAAAGTCACCGCCCAATAAAATAGTATCGCAGTTCTGCTTTACTCCGTAGTCGATTGCCAGATGCAAAGCTTTAATGTCGTGATAAGGAATATGAACATCAAACAAGGCAAGAACCTTTCTACCTTCAATATCGATAATACTTTTTTCTTTTGTCTCTGACTTGGGCAAGTGATGCGCCACTGGTATTGACTCATCAAACTTCTTCGGGTTGTTTTTGTTGGTTACGTGACGGTGATACTTCGAAGCAATGTTGCCTAGAGTAGTGTTGTACTTCTTGGCTAATCTTCTTTTGAAGTCTGTAATCTTTTCGCCTTCAAGTTGAATTTCAATCTTAAAAACTTCTTCCCATTTTGGAGTGTTTGTCATTGTGTATTTATTAAGTAAGTAAGTAAAAAACAAAAGGGACAACTGCCCCTTTAGATATTTTTATATTCCGATTTCGCGTCGAATGATGGACAAGCCTTTGCGACATTTGGAAAGTCTTTGTGTCCTTGAATGATTGCGTTAGGAAACATAGTCTTCAATGCTTTTAATCTTGTCAGCAGTTGGCGTTTCTGCGCATCCGTTCTATTGTCTGCTGCCTTCCCTAACTTGTTCACGCCACCGATATAACACACGTTGATGATTGATTTATTCCAACCTTTAACACCATTCGACGGTTGAGCGATTGAGAGTAGTTGAGTTTCTTTTCCGTCCGCTTCAATGATGTAGTGATAACCAGGGGACTTCCATCCTAAGTTCTGCTTCCAATAACGTTGAATTGCTTCGACTTTTGCATCTTGTCCCGTAGCGCTGCAATGAACGACTATGTGTGTTATTGTTCTCATTCGTTGTCTATTTGAAATTGTCCTTTTTCATCAAATGATTTAAGTCTTTTCAGTATCCACTTGGGCAATAAGTCAGGCTTAATTGCTCCGATATTTTCAACGATACTAATTGCTTCGCGAACTAAAAGAGCCGCATAGCATAGTTCTTCTACCCACAAAAATAGTGACTTAGTTAATTCGTTAGTACTGAAATTTGTTAGATTGTGGACAACTATCAAAAAGAAAGCATATAGTACACTTTTGATAATCATACCACCGAACCTTGAACTGCTTAGAACACTATACTTCCAAGCCTTCCAAATGCCTAGCATAGTGTCTATCGCAATCATTATGACCAGATAGATAAGGAAAGACCAATCATCAAAGAAATACGTGTTGAAAAACGCTGCCAAGCTTGACCAACTGATGGCAATCAATAGCGGCATTTTCATTTTAAGTAAATCAAGATATGGATAAAATATGGATAGCGAATCATCTCTCATAGCACACTAGTTTTTCTTTTTGTCTGCTATGAATTTTTTGAGTTTAGCTTCAACCTCCTTGCGGATAGCCTTGCCTCTTTTCTTTTTATCGCCACCACTTGCAGTCGTAGTTGTTATCATATGGGAAATTTTTTCTAGTAGATACTGAATTGCCAGTGCTGAATACCATCTTACCCCTGCCGTAAACATTCTTGACTGGAGTGGTATCAGGGAAGGTGTTAGATGAATATTCAGGGAATGAATTGTTATTGTGACAAAGATAGTCAACCATTTTCTTAGTATAGTGCAAAGCCTTTCCTCTCGCATCGTCTATTAATCTATCAAGTTCACTTTGTGCTATAACTTCTGAATCTTCACTTGTGCGTTTCACTAACGATCCATTGTCTTGACGGTAGTACATAGCAGGTAATAGCTCGACCATTACGAACCATACTAACGCCTTGCGTATGTATTCATTTCGAAGTGTCAAGTACACGCCCGTTATCGATGCGTCTGCGCTATCATCTTTGATTTTTTCCCACAAGTCAGTACCTAAATACTGCTCGATGTGTAAATCTTGCGCTAGATAGATAGCCGCATAGATGCGATTAGAATCAACCGCACCGTTTACGTTGGTATACTTCTTAACGTAATTTTCGTCTATGATACAAATCTCTGCCATTAGTCTATGTTTTTAAGTGAGCCGCGATTCGGTGTGTTTATTGGTCTAATTGATTCTTTGCCTTTTGGCTTCAAGAAATCAAGTCCACTATCCTTTACACGCTCGTCGTTTTTAAGTCCGTTGTTTGGTAAAAATTTACCGTCCTTTCTTTTTCTAAAATAGATTCTTCTGAGCCAAGAATGGTGACAGTATGCGCCACCTTTCCAAGTGAATATGTCGTAGGTCTGTTGCCCTTCTGCTGCGAACTCACCATTCACTCCGTTGCTACTCATATCTGCGATGTCCTCGTATCTGAACACTCTACCATTTGAACTATCTCCTACCATCTGTTTGCAAAACCTACGAGAATTAGCACTGATATTTTCAGAGTATTTGTAACGTAACTTGTACAAACCACTATCTCCCCATTCACTCGCCTCATTCGCATTTGCATAAGAACCGTAAGCCATATTAACGTTCTTCAGTCCTTTGAAATATTCAAGTTCATCAGCACTTCCTCCAGCTTCTTCTTCGCTCATCAACTCCCATTCTTCTTCATCTACTATCTCTCCAAGTTCACTCAACTTATTTAGCCACTTATCTTCTTCTTCAACCGTGAACTCTGGTGCTTCCTTTGTGCAGCAAACTTCAGTTGCTACTTTTTTTTTTAGGTGAATCGATAACTCTGCCGCTATTGGATTGAAAAAAGATGTTACAACTTCACTTGGCAATCCTATAAATTCAGTTAAGAAGATAGACGCTTGTTGCTCTGTCAATTTACCTTCTTGAACCTTTGCGATAATGTCAATAGCTGACATCATTTTAGCATTATCTACACCTATTTCAGCGTCTGTCTGTTCTTGATTATTGCCTACAATGATAACCGCACTAGACGAGTTAGCTGCTTGTAGTATTTCTTCAACCGCATCTGTAATAAGTCGTTGTGATGGTTGGATGACTTGCTCATCAAATATTTTGAGAGCCGTTTCCATCTCGTCCTTATTCGAACCTAGTCCACCGCCCTCACGAATACCAAAAAGCAAAGGAGAAGTGACACGGTGAGCAATCATTATGTGTCGAGTGCAAGTGTCCTCTAAATATTGGTATTGTTTGTCTGCATCTGTGATTGGGAATGGAGTGAATTCCGCTGCTCTATCTCTGTTCTCATTGAACATCAAGATAAACTTTCCTGCGTTGACTGCTCCGCTAATATTTCTTTCAATGTCATTGCGTACAATGTCCATTTCTTCCTGCGTCTCAGGCACTCCATTGTTCATCGAAACAACCATAGAAGGAAACAATCCGTTCTGAATATTGTTAACGTGAAAGAGTGCTATCTGTCTGCTCAACTCGATGTAGTTAAGTGACGAAATGTAGTCAGGCTTTCCGTAATAGTTAGCCGTCGAACTGTTTTTGAAACAGAAGTATGCTTGTCTAGGACTGTCTTTTTTGTTAGCTTCTGAATATAGCGGAATGAATCTAGGAGCGTTTCTTTTACGCTTTAAATTCGCCCAATCATTCGAATACCATACACCATTTATATCTCCATTCTCGCGGTTGATTCCTATTCTACAATTCTCAAAAGGCAAATGTTCAACAGATGACAACTCACCGCCCAATGTCCACAACACCTGCCAGAAGAAACCACCGTGAAGTTCTAGATCAAGAGAAGTATTGTCTGTCAACCTATCAAATCCAAGTGACTTGATAAGCGAAGCAGTACCAACATCTTTCGATGTGATACCTTTACCTGCAATCATTTGAGATATTGAACGGATAAGACTTCCGTGTACTGGTGATTGGTCTGCAAGTTCAATGCAATATTGCGGGAATCCGTTTCTATCGCCATAGTCAACCCATCCTTTTGAGGATTCCTTTTCATCACTTGACACTTGCGTATAGTTAGA